CATAAGGGGTCCAATCAGATCGCTTTTCAAGTAGCGGTCGCTTGGGATGCTCGCCGTCTTCAGCCATTCGCGCATCTCTCCCCACATTTCCGCACGCTTGTTTCCCCACATGAGCGGGTTCTTCGACTTGGACCCGAAGTTCACGCCCCTGATCTTATACCGCTGTTCCTTCAGCCGGTCTACGACGCCCGCGCCCAACCCGCCCTCGTCCACGACAACCATGATGGGCTTGTACTCCTCGATGGCCTCAATGACCCGTCCCACGGTCTCCATGGTGTCGTCGCCCTTGTGCCGCTTGATTGCGACGATGTCGCGCCCCTGCCGCACGGCGATGACCGTCGAGTCGGACCCAAACCGCGCCGGGTCCACGCCGATTACGATGGGTGCCGACTGGTCCTTCCACCGTTCGCGCTTCATTGCCTCGTCCACGGTCACCGATCCAATGAACTGGTCGTCCGATGCGTTCGGGAACTGACCGTACACCTCGACGTGCGCTTGGCTGCTGTCCGCGCCGTACTCGTCAATGATCTGCTGGTAGACCTGCTTGTCGGTCCCCTCAACCGACCGGGCGTCCACGATCTTGTTGCGCCAGAAGTCCCGCTTGGAGTTGAAGCACTCGTAGAAGTACCCGCTGTTGCGGCGCGGGTTGGAGAACGCCAGCCAGAAGCGGTTGGGCGTGTTCTCGGTAAAGAACCCCGCCGCCACCGACCAGATGGCGTCATCGATGCCCGACGCCTCGTCGAACACCAGCATGACGCCCGCCATGTTGTGCACGCCCGCGTACGAGTCGGGGTTCTCCGCAGACCACAGCCGCCCTTCGACGCCCCAGTAGCGCGTGCCCATCCGCAGGTCGCGCTCGACCAGCTCGGTCAGCCACTTGGCCGGCATCAGCCGGGTGGCGCTCACCTCGAACCAGTGGCTGTTCAAGCTCATGCTGAGCCACTTGGTGATCTCCGCCCAGGTGACCGACCGCAGCTGCGCCTCCGAGTTGGCCGACACGATCACTGACCCGCCGATGCGGGTGCTCAGCATCCAGATGACCAGCCAACTCACCAGCGCCGACTTGCCGATGCCGCGCCCCGACGAGGTCGCCATCCTGAACGTGTCGTAGTCGATCTTGCCGTCGTTGGCCTTGATCGCATCGCCTAGCTCGCGCAGCACCTCGCGCTGCCACTTGCGCGGGCCGGTGAAGTGTTCAAGCGGCGTCCCCTTCGCGCCCCACGGGAACGTCATCAACACGAACGCCAGCGGGTCGTTCTTGATCTGCTTGGACCAGAGACGGCTCATCAAGAGCATTTCTTCGTCCGCTGTATACTGAGTCGTCTGCAAGGCTCTGTTCCTCTATGACGGTGTACACGCCCTCAATCACGCGCCGTTCGGCCATCTCAAGCGCGCCCGTGATGCTGATGCGCTGCTCCACGTCTACGCTGATCTGCTGTTTCGCCACCCAGCCGTGGACGTGCTTCAGGATTTCCAGCGCCGCCTTGGCGTCGCCGCCTGCGGCAGCGTCGTGCAAGACCGACGAAATTTCCATCTCGCCGTCCGCGCGGCCCTTCAGTTCGGCCAGTTCGGCCAGTGGGTCAAATTGGCATAGTTGGCGGTACTCCGCCGGGAGCAAGCCAGACGCCAGCGCCAGTGTATCACCTTTTAAACCTTTACGTGCAGCCGCATAGATCGCGTCGAGACGCGCTTCGGTCGCGGTGAGTTTGCGCGGTTCGTGGGGAATGGAATGCCAGCTCATAGCTGTTTTTTATAGATTAAAAAAAAGTTTGTGCAAACCCTTCGTGACCGGTGACCGGCGCGGCCCGGCCCTCCCCCCCCGGCCCTGCGCCGATGCCGATTGCTGCCAGCCCTCAGCCGCCCGCGTCCTGCCGGCAGCCTTGGGCAATGCCCAGATCGCCAACGCGCCAGGCGAGCACGTCGAGCACGTCGAGCACGTCGAGCACGTCGAGCACGTCGAGCACGTCGAGCACGTCGAGCATTGGCAGTTTGGGCAATCGGTCAGCCATTGGCAGTTTGGGCAATTGGCTGGGCAGGCGGTCGGCATTGGCAGTTTGGGCAGTCGTGGAATCATTGGCAGTTTGGGCAATTGCAGAATCATTGGCAGTTTGGGCAATTGCAGAATCATTGGCAGTTTGGGCAGTCGCGGAAGCAGAGGGCATGGGGCTTTCTGGCGCAGCGCCAGCGCCAGGGGGCAAATCATTGTCATCGCTTGGGCAGTGGATTGGCAACTATTTTAGGGGCATGACCCATGCTTAAGTTGTTGATTATAAAACAAAAAGGCCTGTTTTTAGGCTCATTGGCACTTTTCGAGGGGGGGGTCGCAAACTTGCGGGAGATTTGGCGCGCGCCACGGAGCGGAGTGTACGGGAAATCCCACACTGTAGGATTCTACCTATATATTATACACCTAATTAAAGTCTAAGGTATCCATTACCAATAATGCCCAAGCCCTCTACAATTCCCTGCGTTATCAGACACTTGCGTCGCCCCAACTATGGGCAATCATACCATTTCAGAACCGCCCAACCATTGCCCAACCATGACCCAGACGCTTCAAAACCCCTAAAACGGGCATCAAAATTCTTTTTGAGCCATCTGCAAAACATCTATTGACGACAGCGCGCCGCCTCGCTATGTCGAGGTGGTAGGCAAACGGGAGCATATGGTAATGAACAACGAAATGGCCAACAAAATTGACGCTTTGAAAATCGAATTCCCTTTGATCTGGGCGGCCGCGCTTGACGAAAACGACGGCGACGCGAAAGCGGCGCTTGAGATGCTGTCCCGCGTCGTCAACGCGGCCGCGACGACGCGCTAACCAATTGGGCGGCGCTTGCGCGCCGTCCACCACACACGATCGGGAGCACAGCACATGAAGACCATCTTTTCTGACATTATCGACGCCCTGGCGGCCGCAGCGTTCGTTGCTGGCGTGATCTGCATCGCCATCGCGCTGAACCCCTAAAAAAGTCAGCCGGATCGCAAGAAACCGCTTTACAAGTCTTGCGGTCCGGCCTTACTTTGGAAAAGTCAAAACGGGAGCTAAACACATGTCTAACGCAAACAAGATCGACCCTGTCTTCATCGCTGGCGCGCGGTCAGACGCGCATGACGTCAATCCGCACATCTGGTCAAGCAACGATTGGCTGATGTGGGAAGCCGGCCGCGTGTGGGTTATGAGCGGCCGGTCTGAGCCGATGATGGCGCGCAAATCGCGCGGCTACACGGCGCGCGTCAACACGCACGCAATGGCATATGTAATAAAGTTTACCGGCGACGCGCTCACGCCATCGGTCGAACGGATCTGACAGACGCAAGTCTATGCCGGCGCGCAATCGCCGGCATATGCGAGCGCCTTCGCTCGACAACGGGGAGAACCACACCATGCTTAAAGTCACACTTTCGATCCGCGCCCTGCGCGCCGTCCTGGTCGCCGTCTCGACCGAAGAGACGCGCTACTATCTGAACGGGATCAATCTGGAATTTACGCCAGACGGCGTCGTCATGGCCGCCACCGACGGCCACCGCATGATCGTCCTGCGCCAGCCGTACGGCGAGCATGGCGCGACAGCGGCGCACGCAAGCGTCATCGTGCCACGAGATCTGGTGGCCAAACTGAAAGCGAACAAGCGCGACGGCGACGCAATGACGACGCTGACGATTGGCGATGACGGGCGCCTGACGTTTGAACATGCGGGCGAGTCGTTCGGCGGATCTCGCATCGACGGGACGTTCCCGGACTACCGGCGCATCGTGCCGCAGGATCTTGATGGCAAGCCTGCGCAGTACAATCCAGCTTACTTGGCTGATTTCGCCAAGGCCAGGCAGGAGCTGACTGGTACCAAAATTGACAAGTCGGGCAAAGGCTCGCCGCTTGTTCGCTATAACGGCGACAGCCCGGCGGTCGTCGATTTCGCATGGGACACCGGCTTCGACGCGTTCGGCATCATCATGCCGCTGCGCACGACCGACCGCACGCTCTACTATTCATGGGCGAGCGCACCGGCGGCCGCTTGGCCTGACGCGGCGCCTGTGGCCGACGCGGCCGCCGCCTGACGCTGACGCGCTAAGGACGGCCTACGGGCCGTCTCATAGCGCGCCAGAGGAGCGCGTCAACACGGGAGAAGACATGACCGGCATTATGAACAGCACCGACATCATCGACACGATCCGCGACGATCTGCGCGCGCGTCACGGCTATGAAAGCGACCAGATTGGCCGCTATCTGCGCATCTATCCCACCGATTTGGCTAACAGCACCGACACCGGCAGCGTGTTCAAGCACGACGACCTGGGTCGCGTGGCGGCGTTTTACCGCCGCGTATCGGGCCACGCCGCAGCGCAGGGGGAATTGGACGTATGACCCAGATCCACACTTTGACGCTTTGCGCGGCTGACGAACCGCGCACCGCGAGGCACTACAATCGCGTCATTGGCTACTACGCGCGGGTCATGCCACTGACGACAGGCCCGCGCGCCTGGCGCGGCGTGACGCTCACGGGCACGCTGGTCTACGCGGCCACGGCCCGCGATGTCGTCCAGGCGCTGCGGGAGGCGTCCACGTCATGACCGACTGGATCGCTCACTACGCGGCCGTCAAGGCCCGCATCGCTGTCGGGCGGCCACGCCCCGGCGCGACACCGCCAGCACTGGCTCCGGCACCGGCACCGGCACCGGCACCGCCCCCGGCTCCAACGCTGGAGCTGTACAAGACAAACACCGCGTGGGTCAGGCTCACGCGGGCCGAGCACGCCGCCCTGCCGCACGTCCAGGCGCG